GTTCCACCGGCTAAACCATACCAAAAAAAACCAGCGATGTTGCTGCGCCCTTCCTCACTGCCTGGTGTGCCGCCAAATTCTGGCAACTCCGCCAAACGTGGCAAGAGGCTAGCGCCTTGAACTCCATACCCCGAACGCGCCCAGAAACTATTGGAAGAGTAAAGCATGCGTAATTTGGACATTATTGCGCCCTCCGCGCCTGTGCTAAAACGCCTATCTGTGGTACAATTACACCTGTGGAACCAATAGAAATAGCCGAGCGACGCTGGTAACGTCCCCGGCTTTGGCCGAAAGCTGAAAGGAGCTTTTCGACATGAGTGATCGTATCATACGTTGCGCCTGCGGTTGTAATCAGCCCGTCCCCATTGCCAAGTTTCCAAGCCAACAACGCAAATACATTAGCGGCCATCAACCCGCTGCCACTCGCCCGCTTGCCGTTCGCTTCTGGGAAAAGGTAAGCAAACGCGGCCCCAACGATTGCTGGAAATGGCAAGGCTCGCTTGACCGCAAAGGTTACGGTCAAATAAAGCTGCATAGCCACCAACGCGGTAGCGCGCACCGTGTTTCCTACGAACTTCATTTTGGACCTATCCCCGACAACCTTTTTGTCTGCCACCGTTGCGACAATCCATCCTGCGTCAATCCCGCCCATCTCTTTTTGGGTACAGGTAACGACAACCTGCGCGACATGCGCGAAAAAGGCCGTCATTCGCATGGTGAAACGCACGCCCATGCCAAATTGACCGAAAAGCAGGTTGACGAAATCCGCGCTCGTTATGCGGCGGGTGGTATTCTGCAACGTGAACTCGCTCTCGAATATGGCGTCACCGAAAAGCATATTAGCCGCATCATTAACCGTGGCCAGTGGAATACTTAGGCTCATTAGCCTCTGGCCTCTTCGTTATGGGAGACGAGTTCGCACCGCACACAAGTCATCCACATTTCATCGTTGTTGACGCGCATCACCTCCCACGTGCGGCTGTTGTAGCGCAAGCGGTCTTTGGCGGTGACGTTCGTGCCGACGGGAAAAGTGGCAAACCAACTGGTTTCGCTAATCACCTGTGCGCCGGCGACAATCTCCCCGGCCCCGCGCCGCACCATCGGGTAAATGCGCCCCGTCGCCGTACCCACCGCCGCCCACACCTCGCTGTAGCCGCCCTGCCCATCGCTGGTATAGGTGTAGCGTTCAATCACCACCGTACCGGGTTGGGCTAGCTCCTGCGTGGCGCGCATCCACGTCAAATCGCCATTAGAAATCAACACGATTTGACCTCACGCTTGACTCAGGCCATTCCATTTCGTTGACATCATCGCGACCCAAGCGCGCGGTGCTGACGCCGCCGCTGTTGCTTTGGCTGCGCATTTGCCGGGCCATGCTCAGGTACTGCGCAACGCGCTGGCTGTTTTTAAAGCTCGCCCCGTCCGCGCTGAAGTCAAACTGGTCAGCCACATGTGCGGCTTTTTGTTCCCACACGCGCGCCGCCGCCTCATACACGTCATAGCTGCGCCCTGTGACATAGCGCACGCTGCCCGCCTGGTCAGCGCCAAAGGTCAGCCGTCCGTACTGGTAATCAATCGTGTAGTTGGCGGTGCCGATGCGCGCCCCGCTGCTATCGCGCAAGTAAAAGATTGCCGTGCCGCCGGTGGTTTGCTCCCACCACGCCCGCGGCAATCTGTACTCCTTGTACTCAGTCGTGCCGCCGCTGTTGACGGTTGGCACAGCCTGGGCGGGTTCGTCCCAAACTTCTACGCGCACGCGGTCGAGAATGGTCTGCAATTGATCGTCAGACCACATAGACACAGAACCGACCGTATAGTCGGCAGTGCCGGTGTTTGCCAGTTGTCTTACCTGGCTGATAATGTCAGCCATCCCAGACCGCGCGGCCATAGTCGTTTATCCTTGCCCGTGTACCCACTCGATGATGATCGAGAACTCGTTCTCCGAGATCGAGCCAATCTTGCCAACCTTGACATTGAGGTAGTCCCCGCTATCCAGGCCGTTGCTGCTGATCGTCATCGCAGCCGGGGCCACGGTGACGCCCGCGGTGCCGCCCGCGGTGCCGATGCTGGTTGTAGCCGTGCCCGCTGCGCCCGCATCCATCAAATTGAATGTCACATAGTTCGAGCCGTTGGCCACTACTGCGGCGTTGGCCGCAACGTAAGCCGCCTTGACCGTCAACCCGCCATAGGGCGCACGCAGTACGGGGAAAAACGTAGTTCCGCTGGTTGCACTGCCTGCGACGACGGTGACGTTCGTCACTTCATGGTTATATCCTGCAAGCATTGTCATTCCTCCTAGCTCGGCTCGCTGGCGTCAGTCGTAAACTTGACACCATAGGTAGAGCGCACCAGCCCGTAGCCGTAACCCGCATTGATGTTCAGTTCCCAAGCGCGGGCGCTGGCGTCGCGTTCCGGCTCCATGCGCACCGGGCGGCGAGTGTCTAACCAAATGGCGTTACGTGTGAAGATGCCGCCGACCGATGCCGTGCCACTGGTGATGTTAGATGAGGTGAAAATGCGCACCCCACCCAGCAAGCTCGTCACGTAGTAATCGCGCAGGGCTTGGGTGGTCACGTCGGACAGATTCGGGTAGGTCGCGGCAGGCTTGCCGAGTTCCAGCCAGAGATCATGCCACTGGTACGGATGCAAGACGGCTACGGGGTTGCCATCGCTGCCCTTGCTGTTGTTGCGCACCACCGCACAGCCCGCGGCAAAGTTTTCGAAGGTGGCAGTACCGCCGCCCCCGTCGCCCTTGTCCGTGCTGAAGCTGGAGAACAGCCCCACCAGGTCGGTGTCAATCTTGGTTGCTACGGACATGCCAAGCTCAAACTCGGCGTCAGAGCGCGCCCCGTCAGGGTCGGTTTCCATGTCGCGGTCGGTGAGTACCACCTGGGCGGCAATTTCACCCGGCGAAATGGTTGCCAGGGTGGACTTGCCAAAGGTGGTGGGGCTGTTAAAATCTTCGGTCTCGCCCACACTCACCGCGCTTACTTGTGGGCGAATGGAAACATTGCGATCCATCCACCCCGTCGCTGATTTGTTGGTAATCAGCCCGGTCATCAAATTAGCTTCTCGCGCCACAAACATTGCCCGTTCGTAAATCGTGTTAAACAGGCTGTTGAGGTCGGAGAGTTGTGTCACTGCCATAATTACCCTCCAAAGATCGTCGGCTTGCTACGCCCACCGTCAAAGTAAAATTTGCGTAGCTCCTCATCGGTTTCCCGCTGCGCGCCATTGCGCGCCGGGTTGCTGGCCCCGTTCGCCGTCTGTCGTGCCGCTGCGAGTTTGCCGAGCGTTTCTAGGGTTGCCTTTTCATCATCCAAGTCCAACTTGGAGAGGTCAAGCAAGCCTGCAACGTCCGGGTCTACTCCCGCTTTGGTCGCCAGTCGCACCAACTTGGCTTCACGCATGGCCCGCTGTGCAGCGCTTTCGCTGTCCGCGGCCTTGCGTTCGGCCTCGGCTAGTCGTTCGGCTAGCTTCTGGGCCTCGCTCTTTTGCGCGTCCTGCTGCTTTTGGTATTCGGTCAAGACCGGCTCAACCTCTTTCCATTTGCCTTCTAGCTCGCGCAGCTTCGTGCGATAGTTGGCCGCCTCCTTGCGGGCACGTTCCAACTCGCTTACTGCTTTGGCCGATGAAGCCTGTTCGTCAGCCTGTTCGTCGCCGCCCGCCTGGGGCAGCAGTTCGTCGCTCATGTGCTGTATTTCCTTAACTGCAAATAGGCTTTCGCCGCTTCGTCCAGGGGCCTGCCCTGTTTCGTCAATACGTCCTCAAGCCATTTCGCCAACTGTGCCGGAAAGACAATGCGCCGCTCGTTTGTCGGCGTGCTGTCCGGCGTTGGCGCGCCCATCAACCACAAGTCTCGTATGGTATTTTCGCCCCAGGTATAGCCGAGTGTCAGCGGCCCTAGAATGGCGACGATTTGCGCATACGTCACTTGCAGCGGTGGGTACTGGCGGTATTCGGCTATGTCTAGCGTCTTTGACTGTTCCATCGTTTGCCTTTAGCAAAACAAAAGGCGCATCGTTGCCGATACGCCCCTTGCGTTTTCTCGGTACGATGCGCCTAGACTTGCGCTTGTATGTGATTGTCAATCGCTGCTAACTAATTGAGCGTATTCCCCCAAATCAAATGGTCAATAACACCAAGTGGCTCATACGCCGTGGGGTCAACCTCTGCGCTCAGGGTAAACGTCTGCGATTCTAGACTAGCCAAAGTCTCTTTAATTTGGGGAGACACATGCACATCCTCGGCGGATTCCTCGGCAGTGAAGCTCCAAGCGGCTATGCCGATCTCTACTGCTTCGTCACCGCGCATGATATACAACTTACCTTCGCTACCATCAAACTGCGCCATCGATCCTCCTTACACCTTGTGCCACTACATCTACCGTGTCGTGCTGTCGCACTTGTTCGGCGAGAGCCACTAGGTCATATTCGATAGTTCCGCCGCGGTCAACGAACTGCACAATCCCGCGCTGATAATCGAAATTCGCCGCAAACCGTCCGTTTTTGTGCAGCAGACGGACATAAGTTGGTTTGATTATATCATGCAGCCCCATGCGAATCAATACCCCTCTCTGCGCCTATTTGCGCCCTAGCCATAAAAACTGAACTCTTTACGGTTGGTGGGTTGCGCCTGCGTGCTGCGCGCCGCCACGATATAGCCCCATGCCATCCTTGCTACCTGTGCCTGCACGCCCAC